CTATATCGTCCAATGTAGAACCCCACATCCAACTTCCGTTAAATTTGCTTTGCAGTTGTCTTTGGTTATCAAATATCATTGTGCCAGTATCACAACTAAACATATACCTTCTATCTTCTTGTTTACAAATTGTTCCTAGTTTTCTTCCGTCTTCTTCAAGTATCCAAAAACGACCATCTAGTATAGGCTTGGCAAAATATTTTGTTACCATGTTATTCTCCTTTTTTGTATCTTGCGTTTAATGGTTCTGCATATGACTCAGGAGAGTCTGCAATTCTTTGCATATCCCATTTCGCACAAAACTTTATTAGTTTTAAACCAACTTGTTCTATTTGTTTTTCAGTAGCACTGCCTACTGTGTCTTTAATAATTTGTTTTATATCATCAGGTTGTGCTGTGAGGTCACACAGTCTTACATTTCTATTATAGTCATCAAGTACTCTATGCTCTTCACCTTCGTGATCTACCCATCTTTGTAACATTAAATTATTCCAATTATAACCTTTTGATTCTCTATCTGCAAAGGCTTCAATTAAGCCAACTTTCTTTTTAGTGCCTTTTGTACGCACACCAGGATATGCTGAAAATACATTGTCGGAACTGTCACCTCTCATGCATTTTTCAAACAATAACCATTGTGGGTTTGGAGCAGGCTTTTCTTCTTTTGTTTTTTTATCTATCACACGTTTGCCTTTATCATCAAAATAACCTTCATGCGTAGTTGTTACATCTTGGATGCCATTAAATTGTTTTACATTAGGTGCAATTAATTGTGCAAAGTCACCATCTGTTGATACTATCACATGATTATCGTTAGGATGTGCTTGTATCCAACCAGCAATTAAATCATCTGCTTCTAATTTTTCATGTCTTAAAACTGTGCAATTAGTTTTTTCAGTAATAAAGTCTCTAAAGTTATCAAATGTTTCCCAAAACACTTCGTCTTCTTCTACTTCAGTTTCTGTTCTTACTGCTCTTGCATCTGATCTATTACGTTTGTAAGGTGCATAATGATCCTTTCTCCAACTGCGTCCTTCTAAGCAAAACACAACGTGACTGCCATCAAAGTCTCTCCAAACTTTACGTATTGAATTAAAAGTTATGTGTAAAGCCATACCTATTTTTTCATTCAAGTCACCACGTATTACGTGTCTTGCTCTAAAAAATGTATTTGCAGTATCAACTAAAATGTGTGTCATGCGTTAAACTCCAACCCGTTTGCACGGTCTCCTTCATAAAAATTTGTATCAAATAAGTCAAAAGCCATACTGACTCTTTCACTATCCTCTTTGTGTTCATCTGCTTGATGAAATATGTAACTGGGAAAAATTGTAAGTCCGCCAGCAATATTTTTTGTTTCGTATACCATTCTTGGATTAACAGGATTATGATATACAGTCTGTGTTGCGTAATCTTCAAAATGTAAATTAGCACTCAAATAAGAAAAGTGTTTCGCTCCATGATTGTGAATAGTTATAGGTTGTCCTTTTCTCACCACATTTGCCCAACAAAACATAATACAGTTTCTTGGTTGTGTCTTGTATTCGTCCATAAAATTTTTGTAAGATTCTTGTAACCAACTAAACATATTCTTAAAAGCATTAACTTCTTCTGTAATTTTAAACAAATTAAAACTGTTATATTGTGCAGTAAGACTGTCTTGTCCTAATCCAGTACCACCATCATCTTTTGATTTGTGTTTGTTTTCATTAATAATACTTTTTTCATTATCTAGTATCCACTGTCGCATAATAGCAAGTTCGTCTTTGTTTGAATATTGATCAAACCATAATGGCAAGTTCCATACTGGAGCAAACTCATTCATCGGATGCATACTTTTGTGGATCTGTAACATTCTATCTAGCAGTGTATATGTCTGATCTGTTAATTCTTCTTTTTAACACTCTTAACAACTCATCCATTTTATCAATAACTGCAATTAAATCCGGATCAGTTATCATTTTTTGCTGTTGACGTAATTCATCATATTCCTTAATTGAAATACGCACCATAGGTGATAAGTCTCTAGTAGACTCATTTTCATACGTCATGTCATGATCGTGTGTGTCTCTATCGTTATTGTCTGTCATATATCTCCTTAACTAATTTCCGATTTGTCGTCACTTAAATTTTTTGTATTAATGTATCCTGCACCTCTACTTGGATCTTGTCCACTGTCTTCCAATACTTGTTTTGCAATAGTTTTAAACCAACCATCAACAATTTGTTCATTGGATTCACCTTTGTACCCAGCGTCAACTAATTGTTCAATAAATTCATTGTTCCAATCTAGTTCAAAAAATCCATTTTTAATATTGTCTTTATTGATGTGTGTATTAAGCACAGCCACCCAAGGTCTTCCTTCTTTAGTTGCTTTTTCTTTTTCAGCCATCAATGCATCTAGTTTAGGATCTTTGTTTGGTGTCTTTTTGTCTTCTGTCTTTTTAACAAAGACATCTTTTACCTTTTTGATTATATCCATTTTCTTATCTCCGTTAAATGTTTGTCTTTCTCTTCGTCTGTCATGTTTTTATGTTCCCCATGCATTTCCGAAGATGTCGACGTGTAGTCTTGGAGTATATCGCCATCCTCTTGCCATTGCCAACTCGGCAACGTTTTTTGTGTTGAGTTTGTACTCTTCTGATCTGCCTCCCAATGGCATGATATAAACGGGAACGTCGATTCCCACTTTATTGTACTCGGCAACTGCTTTTGTAACTTCATCAACATCGGTTGCATCAGCGACCACAAATTTAAAATACATTTTACTATTAGGAATCCTATTGTAAGCAAGAGCAATTTCAGGCTTGATAGCAGTAGCCCAAGGTTCACCTGATACGGAAAGTTTTGGAGAGCAACTCCAAGTGACTTCGAATCTATCTTGTTTTCGGAGATAGTCTTCAAAATCCTTGTGTAAAACCTGCGTTGTATTTGTCTCGAAAGTGACATTCTTCAAATCCTTCATTCTAGGATGTTCAAATAATTCTATGTATAACCTTTGCCATCCTAACAAAGGTTCTCCTCCTGTCAAAATAAAATGAACATCTTGTCCATTAGACATTGTCCATCTACCTTCAGGAGTTAATGATAACACATGATCCACTACTTCGTCAACCGTTTTGTCCATCATATATTTTTTAAATTCTGGATATATGCTGGCATAAGTGTCGCAACCTGTGTGAATAATTGGCAAGTCTTCAAACTTATCAACTTTGTCCAAAATGCCATCATCAATCAGTGCTTTTACTTCTGGATTGTACTTTATGCCTTGCTTTAGTTTTTCTGCTCTGTTAGGATGTCTGTCTATGCCAAAGTTCATACATCTAAAGTTACATCCAAACGTTCTAAGAAAAACACTGGGCACACCCACAAATCTTCCTTCACCTTGCACTGAATAAAATGCTTCTGAATATCTTAGTTTACTTGCCACTTGCAAATTCCTGTTGTAGTTTTATATTGTCCATAAATTCTTTTTTAGTACCTGCGTCATCTTTGAATGCACCTTTCAGTACCGTTGTCTGCGTAAGACTGCTGTGTGCCTTAACTCCTCTGTTTTCAACGCAACCATGTGTTGCTTGAACATAAACACCTAAGTGTTCTGCGCCTGTTGCCTTTTGTATTTCACGTGTAATATCATTTGCAAGTTCTTCTTGCAATGTACCACGTTCAGCACACCATTGTGCGATACGTGTATATTTAGAAAGTCCTATTAGTTTATCTGCGGCAATTATACCAATGTAAGCAACTCCTTTAACAATCTGATGATGATGCGAACACATACTTGTAAGTTCACTTCTGACAACAAGCATACCTTCATATCTTGATGCACTGTCATTCGGAAATGCAGTTGCACTAGGCATTGGATCATAACGTCCTGCCATTAGTTCATTCATATACATCTTTGCAAGACGTTTGCCAGTTCCTTTGCTATTAGGATCATTATGTCTATCAATGACTAGTTTATCTAGTACATTTTCAAAAGCAACTGCGGCTTCTTCGATAAGTGCTTGTTTGTCGCCTTCTTTAAGAACTTTGGAAATATTATCTCCTGCCCAATATCTTACACCAGCCTCTTTCAGCCTTTCAATTATTTCTTCACTTTTACTCATTAATCCCTCTTGATGTATTTTTCAAGTACTTCAAGTTGATCATGATATTGTGCAATCACCTGTAATTCTTTTTCTATTGCTTCTAGTATATCAGGATGTTCACCAACACCTACTGCCTTTTCCATATATATTTCTACGTTCGCGGCGTGTTTTTTGATATGCCCTTTTGCGTGTTCCACAAGAGCATCATATATCATTTGTCTATTGCTCATAATTTTCTCCTTATTAGATATATTAACAAATTTGTTCCACTTTGTCAATAACTGCTTTTGCTACAACCTGATTTCCTTCTACCGTATAATGGTTAACATTACCGCGATTCAGCAACCAAAAATCGCTGAAATCAAGTTTGTGGGTTTCGGTCGCTAAATTGGCACTTAAACCAAAATGATCTAATGCAAGATATGGTACGTCACCAATTATTCTTTTTATTTCTTCTCTTACCAATTTGTACGTGCCTATTTGATAGTCATCATCCCAATGATGTACAAACCAATTTTTGGCAGTGGCTAAACTTTCATTGAACCAATCAAACCTATTTTTCAAGTCACTGTATATCAAATCACAGTCTTTATGCAATCCTTTTTTATGAAGAGGATGTTTTGATGTGTGTACTCTAAATGGACTAGTATGTGCAACTATGACACAATTATATAATTTTTTCCAATTAGGATTTGTGCTTTCTAAATCTTTTAGTTGACGTAATATTTTGTATTCTCCAACACCTGCTTGAGCAACATTATTCACAGAATGTTCTTCTGCTAATATATCAACCCAGCCCGAAGTATCTGCTTTGTATTCTGCCGCGAAACTGTCACCTAGCAATGCTATAAACTTTTTAGCCATGGTATGTATTTCTCCGCAACTGCTGTATGATAATCAATGTTAAAGTGTTCTTCATCTTCTAAAAAATAATCCTTTGCTTGTATATTTAGGCTTTGCAAATAGTCTTCAACACTTTTTTCTGCTCTTTTGGTAACTTTCATTTTACCAAAATAATCTGTCTTACTGGGCCATACACCTCTGCTTCTAAAATTAAACACATACAGTTTTGCGTTGTTGTCTGCACAAATATTGTCCCAAGCATACAAGTTCAATAGAAATTCTTTTTTCTCTATCATAGTGTTACACTCATTATACAGTTTAATATTCATCCAAG